TCAACAGCTTTCCTACATATATATTCGCAGAATCCATCTGAGCTTGCGTCAATGGCTTTTATTATTTCTGAAGGTGTGTGCGCAGATATTTCCCACTTTTTACCAAAGCGTTTGCCTAGCTTACCATGTAGATATACCTTCTTCATTTACCTTAAACCTTTTTATACTATACACTTATATTTTCATATAAGAAAAACTCATTATCTTTAACACTATATATTAAAAAAGGAATACATAATTCCTCACAAGCTTTCTTGTCATCAGACGATGGTCGAGCACCTCCTTGCCAATGGGAATGAAAAATGTATTTTATATTATCATAAATTAATTCGACTGGATTTATAGCAAAAAAATTTCTTTTATCTGGGCTGATATTCTCACAAGGTTTAAATTGGAACCTATCTGAATTTTGCAATATAACTCCACAAGCCTCTTCTTCTGTAAAACTCTTGGAATATTCAGAACATTCTGAGAGAATATGTTTTGGGATATTATTCAACAGGAAATTTTTCTGTACCAGGGAAACCTCCAAACGGAAGACCTGGAGATTGCGAAGCTCCATTAAAATCGTGAAGTTCTGTAAATTTATCGCTACTAAATCTTTTCCTGCATGCATTTAATGTTTTTTGGCACTCATCTTTAAGCCAATAATCTTTATTAAAAAACGGGTGGTATATAGATGGATCTGAGTGAGTTTTTACGCACAAAAATACTTGAGGTATTTTTCGATAAGGATCAGATGAAGTTTTGGAAATTATTTTCACCAAACTTCCTTGAGTATATACTTTGATATCATCTTTAGATCCGTTTGGTCCGTACCTATTCCATTCTGGAATATCTTTTATTTTATCGGGGTACAAGTTTGGATCTACTAGAGAAGTAGCAAGAGGTTCTGCTTCTGATGTTTCTATCGGCAAACCTTTATACCTACATCCAATATTACATCTGTAAGTCCAACCGCAAGAAGATGACATTACTACCCTAGCTGGAACGGGAGAGTTTTCTAATTCTAAAGACGAAACCAATTCAAATTCCAAGTATTTTTTATTTTCATTACTTTTTTTGTTTATAAAGTAAACATCGTCAGGTAGATGCGATTCTGCGTCCGCACTTCCAAATGGATTCTTTCCTGCAGAATTGATATTTCTGTTTTGAAAATTTGCGTCATCAAGAAATCTTGCGTAAGTTCTCTTTCTTGTAACCTTACAATTAGAAAAGTCTTTGTTAGTGTGGACAATCTTAGAAAACAATCCTTCTGGATTTGCAATAGTCATTGTTGGCCTAGCCAATCTTCCGTCTGCATTTTGATCAAACCCATCCATTTTGATAGGCAGTGGTTGATATGATTTACCTTGCCAAACTATAGGATTAGTTCCATTAATCATTGGGCAAAATCTATAAACAGTATCAGCACCAATATTAACCCCATATAAATCCTCAAGCATTTGAAAATCCATTTGCAAATTACTAAAATCAATTTCATACAAATCAATTAAAGTATCAGGAGTTAAAGAACTCAACTGTCTATTTAAATTTGCCTGCGATTCTCCCATAACTATTATACTAAATAAATTTTAATTTTACCTCTAGAATCAGTAAATACTCCATTATTTATTATTTCTATTTGTGCAGAATAATTTCCTTCACCAACAGAACTGCTTGAATCGCAGACTATATCAATATAAGCTTCACTTTTTGCATCTATATAATTGACACCATTATTTTCGAAAAACTTTTGCACAATAAAATAATTACAGTTTTGATATAATGAGTGTGCAGATTTTATCTGACCTTTATTATTTTGAAAATAATAATTAGCAGCACCAAAACCATCGGGCACATACTCACCGTTTTCTTCTTTCATAACTACAAAAGTATGTCCCCCTTCAGGCCCCTCAGAGTAAGATTTAGACATCTTTATAGTCTTACCATTCAAGTTGAATGGAAGCGCGGGAGAGCTTGGAAGCTCGAATATATAAGAGTGTCTATGTAAATTATTAAGTGCGACATAATTATCATTACTCACCTTAGAAAAAGTAACATTAGGGTCATTACTTGTTATACTGATTGAGCTTATGGCCAATGTAAAATCTCCTATGTTTTTAAGGACAAGTCTCTTTTTCAGCTTATCTCCAGCAAATATAGTTGAACCTACATTTTCTGCAGACATTACAAATGGATTTGAAAAAACTAATTCTGAATCTTTTTTTGGTGGAGGAGCAGATGGATTATCATATTGTTGGGCCGTATAATCAAATGGACACTGTTCAAATTTAGCGGATATACTATGATTGTTTTTGTAATTATAATTATGAGTCCATTCTTGACATATAAAATTTTGAGGTTTTTCGTATGGAGCAGGAGCAGAAAATAAGAAGGGGATAGCTCCATAATGTTGCTCTAAGAAATGTATTATAGCATAAGCTTCAAAATCATTTCTATTATTAAACTGTAGGCTTAAAGTTAATAAACTTTCATTTATTCCATCTTTATATATCTGAGAGTATCCAGGCCCTAAAGAAAGTTCTTGAGTTCTAGGTTGTTGCGCTACATCTAATCCTATAGATGGTTTCCAGAAAAATTCTCTAGTCCAATAACCAGTATTAACATCTTGATAAACTCCAGACTCTCGACTCCATTCTTCATTTTCTTGCACGGGAGCTTTACTAACATTATCTTGCTTGCAATAATAATATTTATGATTACCAGTAGCAAATACAACATCATTCTCTTCATAATAAACAGAAGAATCATAATCATCTGCTTTATTAGAAAACATTTGCTCAGACTTTCTTAATAATGAAGTATCAAGATTTCTTAATTTCAATGTAATATCATTATTATTTTCAAAGTTTAATGAATGAGAAAAATCATTACAGTAAAATGTTTTTGTTTGAATTTCATTTGAATCGTACGGGTGGAATGTTGATGCTCCGTCCCATCTAAAACCAGATATACCCTGACTATATTTTAAATTAGGAGAGGCAGATTCGGATTCTAACTGTCCTTGGTGATTTTCTAAAAAATGAATTATAGCATTTGCTTCTCTATTACTTCTATTTTTAAAAGTCATATCAACCTCAAATGTCAAATTATTTATATTCTTTGGTTGCATTATATAATAACCATTACCATATTCAAATTTATAATTATTGCATTTAAAACTCGCGCTAGAACCAAAGTCTGCATCAAAAAAGAATTTATCTGCTGTCCATAAATTATCATTTTCTGCGGGAGACATATTTACCACAGACAGCTTTAATTGGTTTGGGCCCGCAGGTTCAAAGTTATTAATCTCCGAAGAATTTACGCCAACTACATTCATAGCAGAACCTGTTAACGTGGGGTCATTATTTAACGCGGTAACATTTTCTTGAATCTCTACAATCTTATACAGACCATCACTATCGCCCGTAGAATATTGAAGGTTAACTATTTGACCTTCCTTAAAATCAGAACCTAATGAATTTAAATCATTAAATGTATCTAATATGTAATAGCTTTGCCCCTCACTTGTAAATGGGCCATCAGGAATAAGCGAGAGTCTATCATTATCATAAATATCCGCTCCTCCGCCATATTCCATATCCTCTCTGGCGTAATAAAATTTACCATCTCCAGTGTTATAAACAAAATCAAATTTTTTATATCCAACTCCAGTCTGAAAAATACCACTATAATTAGATATATGAGATAATTGTTGAGATGAAAATATGTTATCTTCTACAGACATTATTTTATAATTTCTTTTATAGTTATAGATGTTTTAGCTTGCTGACCTTCAGATATAGCATAAGATTGCTGTTGTATCTTTCCTTGTGTTTTAAATTTTGCTATTTTATTTCCCTGTAAGTCGTATAAAAAAGCTTGTATTTCTGAATCCGCAATACCTTCTGGTGATCCGTATGTTTGTTGATCTCCATAAGCATTTAACCAAGGAATCATTTCATTACAATCGATACTCATTTCAGATTCTATATTTTCAGCAGATACTCTTGACGGAACAACACCATTAGCGTTGGTGTTTATAGATGTATGCTCGGATGAACGTATTCGATTATGAACTTTTCTACCCACCATTATATTATATTGCAAAGAAGTAATTTCAAATTGCCTTCCTGCAGCAGCATCAGCGTCTGTACCGCTAGCCTTCATCGACCCAAAAGATTTCATTGAATGTGCGAAGTCAACACTCGATTTTGTAAATCTTCTATCGATAGTTTTTCTTATTGTACCATATATATTATATTTTGCATTAGCTTCAATAACGCCAAACGGTTGCATAGAAAAACCAAATGAATTTAAATACATATTATCAAATGCATATCTACCAACAATATTACCATTTATAGGATTTTCATTCATGCCATCTTTTATATCAAACATTCTATCTATAGTATTAGTCACTCCATCTATAGCAAATGTATCTGCAGATATAAAAAAATTTATATCTAATTGTCCTTTTAAATTATCTACTGGATTATAATTTATAAATTGTGTCTTTGCTCCAACTATATTTACATCAAACTCGCCGTATACTCTTTCGGCATTTAATGAAGGAGCTATAGAAAGATTGGCAGACCGAACCATTAAATCTTTACCACCCAAAGAAATTTTACCATCTTCAAATCTTAAAAATGGTTTACTCATTATTCAGAATTATGCAGAGTTTCATATCCTTTATATGTTAAAGATATACTCATCTCTCCATCTATCGAAGAATTTATACTTTCACTTATCAATCTCATATTATAACCAGTAAATGAATTTATAATTTGATTATGATTTTCTGCATCTCTAATTTCTATTGCTACATCGCTTTTTGGTGCAGCTTGTATGCGATCTTTTATTTCCCGAATCTCATATTCATTAGCAATCATAGTAAAATTTATATCGGTTTCAATGGGATATTGAGTATCAATTTGAACAGGTTCTAAATTAGGACTAGCGATAGATCCATCATCCCAATCTTCTGGAGATCCTTTTGGTATTGCATATAAAGATTCAAGATTCAAACTCCTGCTATAAGAAAAATCTGTTATTGGATCAATAGAAAAATCACTGACCAATATTTTTATACTTGATTGATCTGGATATCTTATTTCCGGATGAGTATTTGTTGCGGAGTCTAAAGATACTCCGCTTCCAAGGTTGCCGTATACAGTAAAATCTGTCTGTATGTCTGGCACATCTCCCACAGTGCAGTTTACAGAATATTTTGTTACTCTTCCCTTAGTAAACCCAAAACCCTTTGTTCCATTTTCATATAATATTGCTCCATTTATTTCTTCTTCATCATATTTATATTTGCCGATTGAGTTTAATTCCAGTAACGGATCAGAGCTAACCATTTTTCTGGAAAAAGAAAAGTTACCTTCTAGAGGGGCATTTATTAAAGCATCAATAAACCCAACTCCAGCTACTTTTACAGGTTTTTCGCTGATCCCATAACTACCATCAACACTTTGTATTCCAGATAAAGAATATCCATTGATTATGACATTTTGTTCATAATTTGAAAAACTCATAATTAATCACTCAACAGTCCTCCTGGGCGTTGCTCTTCAACAATAACAGATACAACTTGCTGTTTGATTTTTTCTGCTAACTCGTTTGAGCTTTGCTGAGAATTTGATCTATCTACTGGATTTTGACCAGAGCTTGATGAATCTGATGTATTAGATTTAACTTTCCCAGATTCCATGTTTATAGAAATATTTATATTATTTGTATTTCCGCTTGAAATTCCTGATTCTGCTGTAGAGTTTAATGGGGAAACAGATCCTCCATCATTGAATTTTCCTGCATTAATACGATCCAACATTGGGCGACCTATTTGTCTAGCGCTGCTTGCTCGTATAACATACTCTCCCTCACTAAGCATTGCTGGAATTTGATCTATACCAGTTTTTCCCGATATATGTCC